ATTAAAATGAAATCTCCTTATAAATAATATAAGGAGATTTTCATATGTCGGCACAAAATCCAGATTCAAGACAAACTCTTATTGAGTATGCTCTTCGCTCCTTGGGACATCCAGTTGTCCAGGTAAATGTTGATTGGCAACAGTGTGAAGATCGCCTCGAAGAAGCACTTCAATTTTTCTCTGAATATCATTTTGATGGTGTTCAAAAATGTTTCTTTAGATATCAACTTACCCAGGAAGATATTGATAATAGATACATTTCAACAACAAACATTCAATCGCCAATTGGTGGAATAGATCGCCCAAATGGAACCGATATCGTGACTGTAGTCAAATTATTCAGATTCGGCAGTCTAACGGGAACCAATATGTTTGATGTAAAGTATCAAATGGCATTGACCGATTACTTTGGCATCAACAGAGGATTGCAGGGAAACACATCCATACCACTTGCTGGATATGATTCCACCATGCAATACATTAGTTTGATTGAACAATTCTTTGATCCAGAAAAAGCAATTCGTTTCAGCAAAGTGACCGATAAGATATACATTGACAGCGATATGATGGGCATTGTTCCTGGAGAATATGTTATAGTAGAGGCATATGCTGTCTTGGATCCAGACGATTATCCAAAGATATACAATGATCGTCTTTTGAAGAAATATGTCACTGCACTCGTAAAGAAGCAATGGGGTGCAAACATGTCAAAGTATGATGGCGTTCAATTGCCAGGTGGAATCACATTCAAGGGTGCTGTCATATACCAGGAAGCAGTAAATGAATTGGCAATAATAGAACAAGAATTACGCGATTCGTATGAATTGCCAGTAAACTTCATGTTAGGTTAATATATGGCAACAAATCCATACTTCAAAGATTATTCTGGAGAGCAAAGATTACTCAATGATCTAACCATTGAAACCATAAAGGCGATGGGTAGGGATCACATATATTTGCCAAGAGAATATTTCAATCTTGATACCATTCTTGGAGAAGATCCAAAAAGTTCATTCAAGCGTGGCTATATTCTTGAGATGTATGTGGTGGAAACATTGAAGTTTGGTGGAAATAAGGATATCATAACCAAATTTGGTATTGCAATTACCGACAGATTGACAATGGAATTTGCAAAAACTAGATTCTATGAAGAAGTGACATCAAAACAATCAGATATCACCAGACCAAGAGAAGGTGATTTAATCTATTATCCACTATCTGGATCTATATTTGAAATCAATTATGTAAAGGACGAAGAACCATTTTATCAATTTGGTACTCTTACGACATTTACAGTTAATTGTGAATTGTTCACATATTCACATGAAGAAATTGATACAGGATTTACAGAAATTGACAGCGTATTTGAAAAACGCACAGATTATGCAACAATGGTGGGAATCACTGGTTCAAGTCTATCTGGAGTCACACATTATGTTGGTGGTGAAATCGTTGAACAATCCACAGGATCTGCTACTCTCATTGAATCAATTTCCAGTGCAGGAAAACCAAAGACATTGTATCTTGCAAATATAACTGGAACTATTACTCCAGGAATGACTCTTGCTGGAGTTGAATCTGGAGCAGTATACACTGCATTCAGCGCAGAAACGACAAATGTAAATATCACCAAGGATCCTGTAAATAATGCGTTGAGAAATAATGATACACTTCAAAGGCAATCATTTGCTATTGAATTTTCCACAGATAATCCATTCTCCGAGAACTGCTAATGTTATCAATAGAAAACACATACTACAACGAATCTATACGAAAACTGGTAACAGCATTCGGTGCATTGTTCAATTCAATCTATGTCGTTAGGCGTGACGAAAATAAGGAAATAACTGAAAAAATCAGAGTTCCACTGATGTATGGACCAAAGGAAAAGTTCATATACAGATTGAAGAATGAAAGTCAGATCTCTGACGAAACCCATGTCCAAACAACATTACCATTAATGGGTTTTGATATGACCAGTATAATGTACGATGTCAATAGAAAAATTAATAGATTGACTCGCAAGGTTCAACAGGGAAGATCGACCTATTCAGAAGTTCCATATAATATAAACTTTGGTCTTTATGTATTTACAAGAAATATTGACGATAATCTGCAAATCGTGGAACAAATACTTCCATATTTTGCTCCAGAATTCATGATATCTATAAGTATAGATGAATTATACCCATCTGTAGATATACCAATCGTATTGAATAGTGTTGCTATGAATGAGGATTATGAAGGATCTTATGATGTTAGAAGATCAGTCACAAGTCTTTTTGACTTCACAGTCAAGGGTTATGTGTATAATAAGTTCTGCGATTCCACTACAGGAATAATCAAGAACATAGAATTGGGAATGGGAATCACCGCAGAAGGATTCACAGGAACATCAAATTATCTAACAGATTACAATGAACCAGTTTATTACATAAACAACGAGGGATAAATGAACGAAGACAGTGACAAATATTTATCAGAAATTCTAGATCTTCCTGAAATTTCAACTAAACAAGAAACAAAGGAATCAGAGATCAAAGAGATTGCAATACCAACAGATGTAAAATCCATCAAAAGACAAAAGAAAGATCTTGTTCGTCAAGATTTCAACGAAGCAAGAAAAAACATGAAAGAATTGATATCAACTGGTTTTGATGCAATTGATGGAATGATGAAAGTTGCAACAGCGAGCGATTCACCAAGAGCATATGAAGTTGTTTCAATTTTGTTGAAAACAATGACCGAAATGAATACTGGACTGGTTGAGTTGCATGAAAAGGCAAACAAAGCAGAACCAGAAATAACAAAACAAATAAAAAACACAACAAACAATTCCATATTTGTTGGTTCTACAAAAGATTTACAAAACATAATCAATCAATCTAGAAGTCAATTGAAGTCTATAAATCATGAAGAGTTAACAAATGACGAAACATAAAGATGGTTATCTAGGAAATCCAAATCTTAAACCAGTAGGTGTACAACAACAATTTACACCAGAACAGGTTCAAGAATATATTAAATGCGCAACTAATCCTATTCATTTTATTAAAAATTATGTAAAGATCGTTGCTGTGGATCAAGGATTGGTTTCCTTTAATATGTATGATTATCAGGAAAATTTAATCAAGACTCTTCACGACAATCGCTTCGTCATCGGAAAACTTCCTCGTCAGACAGGAAAAACGACAACGGTCGGTTCGTATCTACTCCATTATGTTTTGTTCAACCAAAATGTAAATGTCGCTATTCTGGCAAACAAGCAAGCAACCGCGATTGAAATTCTCAGCAGAATCAAGATGGCATTTGAATATTTACCAAAATGGTTGCAGCAGGGCGTAGTTGAATGGAACAAGGGTTCTATAGTCCTTGAGAATGGGTCTAGGATTTTAGCAGCGGCGACTTCTTCATCTGCCATCCGTGGTGGATCCTTCAACTGCATTCTCCTTGACGAGTTCGCACACATCCCTATTCAAATTGCTGAAGACTTCTTCTCATCCGTATATCCAACCATTACATCTGGTCAATCTACCAAGATGTTCATAATTTCAACTCCTAATGGATTGAATATGTTCTATTATTATTGGAAGGGTGCGATCAATAAGCAAAATGGTTATGTTCCAGTAGAAGTCCATTGGAGTCAGGTTCCATTATATCCAGGTGGTCCACTTAGAACTGATAAGTGGAAACAGGAGATGATCAGCAAGACTTCCGAAAAGCAATTCCAGAGTGAGTTTGAATGTGATTTCGTAGGTTCGTCAAATACTTTAATTTCTTCTCAAAAATTACATACAATGGTTTTTTCTAAACCTCTGATGAGAACAAAAGAGGGATTAGTTATACATGAGGAACCAATAAGAGAAAACGAAGAAACAAAAACACAGGATCATATTTATTTTATAACTGTAGATACTGCTCGGGGTCAGGGAAAAGATTACAGCGCGTTCGTGGTTGTTGATGTAACTCAATTTCCATATAAAATAGTTGCTACTTATAGGAACAATACAGTATCTCCATTATTATATCCATCGGTAATAAAAACAGTTGCCAAAAAATATAATAATGCATATGTTATGATTGAAATCAATGACATTGGATCTCAAGTTGCTGATATTCTTCATACGGATCTAGAATATGAACATTTAATCAAGACTAGTTTCCTTGGAAGAAAAGGACAAGTCATCACTGAAGGATTTGGTGGTGCAAAACAAAATCATCTTGGATTGAAAACTTCAGTTGCAACAAAAAAAGTAGGATGTGCAGTTTTAAAAAATTTAATAGAAGAAGATAAATTAATTGTTGAAGATTTTGATGTCATCAATGAGTTGACTACTTTTGTCGCAAAGAAGAATAGTTATGAAGCAGATGATGGTCACAACGATGACTTGGTATCCTGTTTGACAATGTTCTCATGGTGTACACGACAGGATTTCTTTAAAAATTTAACAGATATGGATGTTCGTCTTGCGATGTATTCTCGCGAAATTGAAAAAATTGAAGACGATTTGTTGCCATTTGGATATTATGATGATGGATCCAACGATCAACCAACAGAAACAGAAGAGGAAGAATGGACTGGCGACAGTGGTGATCGTTGGTTGATACGAGATAAGAAAGATATCAAAATCTCGTTTAATCTAAATAGTACAGATATGGACAATTACAGTGGTTTATTTTAAATGTATGCTTTTGCGCAAAAAATAAAATATCCTATATATCAATAGGTAAACATTTAAAAGGAGAGAGATAAATGGCCAGACCAAATGTAACATTTAAACTGAACGATCTGTCAATCGTAGGACCAGCAACTGAATCCCAAAGCACAAAATGCCTAGGTGGTATGTTGGCATCAGATTGCCACATAGGAGCACTCGCAACCGTACAAGAAAGAGTTAATGGGTTGATGTATATTCCAAATACAAACGACCTATACGCAAGACTTTCTAAGATGGTAACTGAATTTGCAGGTGGTGTCACCTATCTAGCAGGTGCTACCCTCTATTCACCAGGCGCATGTGCAGCAGGATATATCAACAACACATACACAGGCCTTGCATTCAATGGTGGATCAAAGATTCCATATCTGTTTGGCGATGCTGGCGTTTCCATGGCTGGATTTACTGGTGGCAGAACCGCATTCGCCGCAGAATTCTGGGCAATCAACAACTTCCTCGAATACGGTTCACCAGTTTATGTTGGTATTGGTGGTAGCGGTCTTTGCGGTGGTCTTTCAGGTTATCAAGCAATTTCTGACAATGCTATATTCGATGTCATGTTCCAGGGCATTTCTTCTGATGCTGGCGTTGCTAATGTTGTCAATGTCGTTGAAGGCAAGAAGGCAAATGAACTTGCAGTCATGGGTATCTTGAATCTTCCATCCGTTAGCACAGCACTCACCACTGCTCCATCTGGAAATGGAACCACATTTGATGATTATCACTACACCATAGTTTATGGTGAGAAGGTTCATCTTGGTGCAAACGGTGCAGACCAAACCTTCATCACAACCATTCTTGCTCCAGATGTTGCTGGTTGCATGGCAAGAACCGACAGAGATTATTATCCTTGGTTCTCTCCAGCAGGCACAAAGAGAGGTAAGATTCTCAATGTTGCTAGACTTAATAGAAACCTCAGAGCAGCAGAACAAGATCTCCTCTATGATGCTGGAATTAATCCAGTAGTCACATTCCCAGGAGAAGGTACATTCCTCTTCGGTGATAAGACTACAACTCCAGCAACTTCTACTCTCTCTAGAGTAAATGTTGCTAGACTCTTCATCAATCTTAAGAAGACTCTTGGTGCAGTTGCACGCAGAACTCTCTTCGAAGTAAATAACGGAGCAACTAGATCTGCATTCAAGGCAACCGCTGAGAAGATTCTCCAAACTGTTCAAGCACAAAGTGGTATTTCAGATTACAAGGTAATCTGCGATGAATCAAACAATCCATCATCTGTTGTTGAAGCAAATGAATTTTATGCTGAAGTTCTGATCAAACCACTCACTTCGATCAACTTCATCACAATTACTCTAACTAATGTTGATCTTCAAACTGTGATTTAAATTAAGTCTAGATTCAAAATAAATAATATATAAGTTAGTAGTAACTACAAATAAGAAGAGGTAAAACATGCCAGAATTTCAACCAAATACACTTAAAATCTTTAGAGAAAATTTCAAAGGTGTTCGTCAGAATAGATTCTTGGTCAAGGTCAAGTGGCCAACATTAGGAACTGGTGGTTCTAACAGCGGCGGCGGTACAAGTATCGTTGACGGTTCTGAGAATCCAAACGAAACATCAATTTATATCAAGGCAGCAGATGTTCCAGAATCAAGCATCGGAGTCATCACTGTACCTTGGATGGGCAGAGCAATCAAATTCTCAGGTGAAAGAACCTATGTTGATTGGTCTATTCAAATCTATGAATCCAATAATTCTATCGCAGATCTTCGCAGAAATTTCGAAATCTGGATGGAAGCAATGGATAACAGAAACACCCACAACATCAGCTACAATGTAACTGCTGACTGGGAAGTTTGGTACAACGATGTTAAGCAAAATGATACTGTTACCAATCCAAACGGTTTCACCAGAGGAATTAAACTGAAGAACTGCTTCCCAATTAACATTGGTACTCTGCAAATGGATTATGACCTTGCAGATAGCTTCTCAGTATTCCCTGTTACCCTAGGATTTGATTACTGGATTCCACTTGAAGATCTTCAAGGTTCTCCAAATATTCCTGGTTACAGCGTTAACGAAAATACTAGATAATCAAAATTTAAGAAAGTGATTTTTATATGGCATTTGAATTGTTTGGATTTTCATTTAACAAAAAGTCAAATGAAGTAACGAGTACGGGGGAGGGCCTTTCAGGAGGCTCTCCCTCTACTTTGTCATTTGCAGCACCTGATAATTTTGATGGAACGAATGTACTAGAGACAGGCGGATTTATGAGTTCCGTCTACGACTTTGGTGGATCATTCCTCAATGAGAACTCATTGATCCATCAATATCGTTCTATGTCACTCTATCCAGAGGTTGACATGGCAATTGAAGATATCGTTACCGAATCAATTGTTTTTGATTCGGATGGTGTCGCAGTCAAACTAAATTTAGATAATGTTAATTTATCTGATAATATTAAAAGTAAAGTATTGAATGAATTTGATAATATCATCAAGATGTTAGACTTTAGAAATAAAGGTTATGAAATTTTTAGAAGATGGTATATCGAAAGTAAAATATATTATCAACTCATAATAGATACAGAACAACCAGAAAAAGGCATATTGGAACTTCGTTCAATCGATCCAACCAAGATCACTAAGGTTAGAAAGATTGAAAAGGAAATGAAAAAAGTTGGAAATATGCAAGTACCGCTCATCAAGAAAGTTGATGAGCATTATGTGTATACGGATTTAAGCACAAGTTCAATCACATCAACTACTGCTGCTGGTATTAAGATTAGTACAGATTCTATTGCATATTGCAATTCTGGATATGTGGATCAAACGACAAAACGAGTTGTTGGATATCTGCATAAGGGAATTCGTCCATTAAATATGCTTCGTCAGATTGAAGATGCTGTAGTAATTTATAGAATTTCTAGAGCACCAGAACGAAGAATATTTTATGTTGATGTCGGTAATCTTCCAAAACAAAAAGCAGAGCAATACATCAAGGATTTGATGAATCGATATCGAAATAAATTGGTATACGATTCTGCAACTGGTGAGATTAAAGATAGCAGAAACCATATGTCCATGCTTGAAGATTTCTGGATTCCACGCAGAGAAGGTGGAAGAGGAACTGAAATCTCCACCCTTCCAGGTGGCCAAAATCTGGGAGAAATGGAAGATGTTGAGTATTTGCTTCGTAAATTATACCGAGCATTGAATGTTCCACTTACCCGAATGGAAGTTCAGACAGGATTTAATTTAGGAAGAAGCAGTGAAATTACCAGAGATGAAGTCAAGTTCTATAAGTTCATAGAACGACTCAGAAGTAAATTTTCATTTTTATTCATGGATATTTTAAAGAAACAATGCATACTGAAGGGCATAATGACCGCAGATGATTGGAATGTAATATATCATGATATTAAATTTGACTATTCCAAGGATTCATATTTTACGGAATTGAAAGAAAATGAAATATTAAGAGAAAAAGTTGAAATGTTGACCACATTAGCAACATATAGCGGTACATTATTCTCCAATAAGTACATCAGAAAGCACATTCTCAAGCAGACTGATGAAGAAATGGCACAGATGGACAAGGAAATGGATGAAGAGCGGCAAAAGCAGTTGCAGCAACAAATTCAAGTGCAGCAAATGGGACTTGAGCCAGAACAAAAATAACATAAATACGATTAGGAGATTAAAATGTCAAACGCAAAAAATATAATCAAAAACCTCATGGAAGAGAATCTTGTTGATGCAAAATCAATGATCAAGCAAGATCTCATTCAAAAACTTGGTGTAATGTTGGAAGAAAAAATAGAAGAAGTTGCTCCCAGCATGATCTCTGAGAAGAAAGACCCAGCACCAGAAACCAAAGAAAAACAAGAAAATAAAAATCTCAAGAAAAAGAGAGCAGTAACAAACTTTGCCAAAACAAAGGGTAAAGACAAAGAAGAATTAAAGGATTCGGTTGAACACGAAATTGAAGAAGAAGACGACACCGATGAAGATTTCGAAGCATTTGTTGATCAAATTCAAGAAATTGTAGAAGAAATCGAACAAGAAACTGGCGAAGAACTCACAGATGATGAAATCGCAATGCTCGGTGAGCAATATCTTGAATTTCTTTCAGAAGAATCAGAAAACTAAAAATTAGGAACCACATGAAACTCATAACAGAAACAGTAGAAGATATACAAACAATTGTGGAATCCAATGAAGCGGGTGGAAAAAACTACTTCATCAAGGGTGTTATGATGGAAGCTGGTGTGGTCAATCGTAATAAAAGATTGTATAACGAAGATGTTCTCAAGAATGAAACAAAGCGTTATATTACAGAATATGTAAATAAAAATAGAGCTCTTGGTGAATTAAATCATCCATCAGGACCAACAGTCAACCTTGATCGTGTTTCTCACATGATCGTTAATCTCAACGAGAGTGGACGACAAATTCATGGCAAGGCAAAGATCATAGACACTCCAATGGGCAGAATCGTAAAGAATCTAATTGACGAGGGTGCTCAACTTGGAGTTTCTTCTCGCGGTATGGGTTCATTGAAGTCCCAAAACGGAGTCAATGTCGTTCAAAATGACTTTACTCTTGCTGCTATTGATATTGTTGCAGACCCATCTGCTCCAAATGCCTTTGTTAATGGCATTCTGGAAGGCAAGGAATGGATCTGGGATAATGGACTCTTAGTTGAAAAAGAAATAGCAAGATACGAAAAGGAATTGAAAAAAACCCCAAAGAGAAAATTAGAAGAAAATGCAATTAAATTATTTGCTGATTTCTTGAGGAGAATTTAATGACAGATCGCCAACACACAAAACATGTATTGAATGAATTTTTCGGTACTTCACTGGCACTTGGTGGTATTGTTGGTGCTATAGGTGCTGGCATATATGGAGCAAAAAGACAATTAAATATTGGTGCTCAAAAGCAAACTGGATTTCGTTATCGCCTAGGTCAAAGATTAGAAAATCAACTTGGCAATAAACTTGTAAGGCATGGTCGCGAGACATTGATGAAATACAGCGACAAAATGCAGGGAGAGACACATGATAAAATTGCTCAAGAATATGGATTAAGTGCAAATCGATATGCTCAAGCTCTTGCTCAACAAGAATTAAAATCAAAAGCACAAAAAGCACATTCTATATTATCAACAAAAGGAATAGATCCAGCAACAGTTCATGTAAATGACATTGACAATATAATTTCAGGAAAACCATCGAGATGGCAAGTTGGTAACAATTATGGTCATTCCATAGATCATCATTCTCAAGCACCAACTGAATTTGAGCGATTGGATGCTGCAAATCCCACCGCTGCAAGATTTAGAAAAGAAATGGCACAACGAGTATTTGGTGCTCAATTGCAATCAAGAGAAAAATTAACTGGTCAAATTGCAGCTGCTGATCGTCTTTCGTCTATTAGGAATGCTGGTCTGGAACAAGATCGCGCGAGACAAAAAAGAAAATTGGACAGAAGAAGACAAACTATGCCAAGTCCATTAGAGCCAAATATTCCTGCAAGGGAAAGAGTCAGCAGAATTGTAAACAGAACATTCCAAAAAGCAGTAGATACCGTAAGAACAATCGTGTAACGATAATGTGGAATATTATTTTATTCTAAATAGAAATAGACAAAAAATTGGAGAATTATATGGCAAACGAACAAATGTATTCAGACCCAAACTTATATAATGACGGAAGTGGTAGAGGTGCTGTTATTAATCAAGCAGTCGCTACTCCACAAAATGCAATGGCAAGTCAGCAATCATTACGACCAGGTGGTGCAGCATATGTCCAACTTCCTGGTGGTCCTGGTAAAGTAACCAAGAATGCATCAGCAACAGAATCAATAGAAACTGATGAAACTGATGAAACTGATAATGAAGATTTGCAAGCAAAAACTTCTGTTGATTATTTGGAAAGTCTTTTTAATGGTGAAAATCTCAGTGAAGAATTCATGGAGAAGGCAGCAACAATCTTTGAAGCAGCAATTCATGAAAAAGTAACCATTGTTGAGCAATCTATTCTTGAAGCTGCCAAGGAAGTTATTGAAGAACAAGTTGAATCAAGAACCGAGTATCTTACCGAACAGCTTGATAATTACCTCAACTATGTCATCACCGAATGGATGGAAGACAACAAGGTTGCTGTAGAACGAGGTCTTCGCACTGAAATTGCAGAACACTTCATGGTCGGACTCAAGGAACTTCTAGAAGAAACCTTCATTGATGTTCCAGACGAAAGATATGATGTTCTTGATGAAATGGCACAGGCAAACGAAGATCTTCAGAATCAACTCAATGAACAAATTCGTAAGAATGTTGAACTAATGAACGAAAACACTGCCCGTCAATGCGCAGAATCCTTCTTTGAAATTGCAAATGGTCTAACTGACACCGAAGTTGAAAAACTTGCAACTCTTGCAGAAGGCATTGAGTTTAGCAATGTTCACCAATATACTGATAAGGTTAAACTTCTCAGAGAATCATATTTCAACAGAGCATCTGCAAATAAGACAATTTCTCGACAAAATCTTGTTGAAGAAACAACCAATCCAAATGCAATGAGAGATGTTGCAAATCCAGAGATGGCAGCACTCGTAAATGCAATGAGCAGATTCGGTAAATCTACACCAAAACAAACAAATGTTAAGGAAAATTCCAACGCAGGAAAACTCCTAAACATGCTAAACACAAACATCGTATCAGATCAGTATATCTGAAATATTAAATTTACTAAATACTAAAGACTTTAAGGAGAGAAAAATGGATTTCAACGGTACAACCCCATATGACATGTTAGTGGAAAAATGGTCACCAGTTCTAGATCATTCAGAAATGCCCGAGTTGACTGACCTTCACAAGAAGCGCGTAACCGCTGTTCTTCTTGAGAATCAAGTAAGAGCAATGCAAGAGGAAAGAGGAGCTCAGAATCTCTTCGAAGCAGCACCAACCGTAAATATGGGTGGTAACTTCGCAGCAGGTCAAGTTGGCGGACCAGCAGGTAACTTCGCTGGTTATGATCCAATTCTGATTAGCCTTGTTCGCCGCGCAATGCCAAACATCGTTGCATATGATATTGCTGGCGTTCAACCAATGAGCGCACCAACAGGCCTTATCTTTGCAATGCGTGCTAAGTACAATAGCATTGATGGTCCAGAAGCACTATTCGATGAATCATGGCCAAAGTTCTCTGGTGCATCAGGTGCAGCAATAAATACTGCAATTGGTATCGGTGAAACTGGTATCCTCTCTGGTCACACTCTTGGTGTTGCACCAATTAATGAATCAGCAACTCGCACTGATCTTTTCTCTGATTTCCGCGCAATGCTCACCGCAACCGCTGAAAAACTCGGAGATGGTTCAAACTACTTCCGTGAAATGGCATTCAGCATTGAGCGTATCGCAGTACAAGCTCGTTCGCGTGCTCTCAAAGCAGAATACACCACCGAACTAGCACAAGACCTCAAGGCAGTCCACGGTCTTGACGCTGAGTCAGAACTTGCCAATATTCTCTCAGTTGAAATCATGAACGAAATCAACCGCGAAATTCTTCGCGCAATGTACACCATTGCCAAGACTGGTGCTCAACAAACTGACCTTGCAAATGCAGGTGTATATGATCTTGTTGCAGACTCAGACGGTCGTTGGTCAGCAGAACGCTTCCGTGGTCTGATGTTCCAGATTGAACGCGAAGCAAATCAAATTGCTAAGGATTCTCGTAGAGGTCGTGGTAATTTCATCCTTTGCTCATCTGATGTCGCATCAGCACTCGCAATGGGTGGATTCCTCAACATATCACCAGCACTCAATGTTCAAATGAATGTTGATGACACTGGTAATGTCTTCGCAGGTGTTCTCAATGGTAAGTTCAAGGTCTATATTGACCCCTTCATCAAGAACAACACCAACTTCGTCACCGTTGGTTATAAGGGTACATCCCCATATGACGCTGGTATGTTCTACTGCCCATATGTCCCACTACAAATGGTCCGTGCAGTTGGTCAAGACACCTTCCAACCAAAGATCGGTTTCAAGACTCGTTACGGTCTAGTTGCCAATCCATTCGGTAAGGGTCGCGATGCAATCACCACCGACACCGATGGTCTTACTAGCAATAGCAATGTCTACTACAGACTCTTTGCTGTCAAGAACCTCCACGGTAACACTGGTAACTGATTAGTCTAAAATAGACTTCTGGAAACCCACAGGGAAACCTGTGGGTTTTCTTTTATAAATACTCATATGGCAGAATCAGCATTTCAAACATATGATGATATTCTAAAGAAACTTGGATTCTGGACTCCAGGGGATTTGTATACTACAAATCCCAATCAACCAACTAATACAAATTTTCTTACCAACAATAAGTTTCAATTCAAAATAACTCGTTGTCCAACGGTTACTTATTTTTGCCAAAGAGCAAATGTTCCTTCGATTAGTTTTGGAGTTTCCATTCAAGCACAACCTGGTGGTGTGGTTATAAAAAGACCAGGAACTGCATATAATTACGAAGACCTTCAGGTTGGATTTGTCGTTGATGAAAATCTAGCAAATTGGTTGGAAATCTACGAATGGATAAAGCAGATTGGCATTTCATATGATACCTCGGTTGAAAGAATTGCAGAGCATCAGAAAGTTGCAACTGGATTGATGCTGATAACCGATAGCAAATATAAACCAATTATTTCCATAACTTATCAGAATATGTTTCCTACATTCCTATCTGGATTGGATTTTGACAGCGCACTTACGGACACAGATGCTGTTGTTGCCACTTGCACATTTTCGTATACACATTATGAAATAAATGTATTGACAAATCCCTAATTTAAGTTATTATTATATTATGACTCTTGATGAAATCAAAATACAAGCGGAACTTGATGTTGCAATTGATGCAAATCATCTAGAAGATGAATCAATTCGCATTCCACAACTACACAATAAATATCTCTGTCTTCTCATGGATGAAAAGATCATTCTTGAGAAAATAGAATCAAAGTTGAAGATCTTGAAGAGAGATAAGTGGTTATATTATTCTGGAAAGATGACTAAGGAAGATTTGCAAAAAAGATCATGGGAACCATTTGATCTTTCCATTCTAAAACAAGATCTAGATCGTTTTATTGAAAGTGACATTGAAGTCATAACTCTTGGAAACAAGGTATTTGTACAGAAGGAAAAGGTATCTTATCTTGAAAGTGTAGTTAAGATTGTCTCCAATAAGATATGGAATATTCGTTCAACAATTGACTGGATCAAATTCACTCAAGGTTCATGATAAAGATAAAAAACATAGACTCTGTTCACATTGAAATAGATTGTGATAAATCAATCTCAAAGGAATTGAGTATGTTTTTTACATTTAAAGTTCCAAATTCAGAATACAATCCAGCGTTTCGCAAGAAGAAATGGGATGGAAAGATTCGTTTGTATAATCTATTAACTCAAAGAATATACAAAGGTCTTCTTCCATATGTTCTTTCATTTGCAAAAGATCGTGGATATAAAGTTGAATATGAATCATCATTGATGAGTGATTCAACCGAGGTGTCGTTTCCAAAGGTATTTTCCAATGGAAAACATATTGAACCTCATGATTATCAGAAAGAAGCAGTAACACATGCACTCACAAATAAAAGATGCATGTTGATATCTCCAACTGGTTCTGGTAAAAGTTTGATCATATATTTCATTCTTCTTGAATTGCTCAAGAGAACAAAGAAAAAGATCTTGATCGTCGTGCCAACCACTGGACTTGTGACACAATTGAATTCAGATTTTCAAGACTATGCAAATACCAAGGAGATATCCAAAGGCATTCATTTGATATATGGTGGACAGGAAAAACAAACAAATGCAAGAGTGATCATCTCGACATGGCAGAGTCTACATGATCAACCAGAAGAATTCTTTTCACAGTTTGATGCCATCATTGGAGATGAATCTCATTTATTCAAGGCAAAATCCCTTACAAAAATAATGAATAAATTGAAGACATGTGATTATAGAATTGGAACTACAGGAACTCTGGATGGCACACAAGTTCATAAATTAGTGCTTGAAGGATTGTTTGGAACCGTTCATCAGGTTACATCCACAAAAGAACTTATAGATAAAGAAGTGTTAGCTCAGTTGAATATAGAGTGTTTGATTCTTCGCTATCCTGGCAAAGATATACAGGAGATCAAGCGTGCAAAATATATTGACGAAATTGAGTGGTTGGTTCTCAACGATAAACGCAATAAATTTATTACAGATCTTGCAACTAGCATTCCTGGCAATGTGCTTGTTCTTTTCAATTTTGTCGACAAGCATGGAATTCCTCTCTATCAGAAGATTTCAAAAGCAAGTAAGAAACAGTCGTATCTCATCTGTGGTAAAACAGAAGTTGAAGAGCGAGAACAAATAAGAAAGATTGTTGATAAAAGCAATAATAGTGTATTGGTTGCTTCCTTTGGAACATGTAGCACTGGAATCAATATCAAGAATATAAATGCAATAATCTTTGCTTCTCCATCTAAATCGGTCATTCGTGTACTTCAATCCATTGGAAGAGGACTTAGAAAATCCGACACAAAGGATAAAGTAACCGTTTATGATATTGGAGATGATCTCAGTCATGGCAAATATCGCAATCATGCTCTCAGACATCTAGATGAACGAACTACCATATATACTAATGAGAGTTTCAAATTTGACAAGATCAAGATAAACTTAGGAGAAACTAAATGAATTTAAAAATATTCAAACTTCGAAGCGGTGAAGAAGTAATTTGTCAAATTATTGAAGAAACAAAGAATAAATTCAAAGTTTCCGATCCATTGGTTTTTCGCACATCCACAATGACTGATCATCATGGCACATATGATATGACTGTTCTTCGTGATTGGTTGACACATACTGAAAATAAAACAACATTCATTCCAAAGAATCATATTGTCGTGCAATGTGATCCAAAGGAAGATACCAAAAAATTATACTCTCTCCAGTTAGAAACAGAAAGAACAATGTCTGAAAAAGTCGTATCAATCGACAATTCAGCACAGATGGATAATCTTCCTGATGTAGATGCACCACCACAGGATCAAATATTCCAGGATTTCCTGGACGCATTGCTCAATAATCCCGAAGCAATGAATGAACAGCAATATGATCCTATGGTTGACAACTACACTCCAAAATCCCCAAGACCAAGGAGAAGAAAATCATCAAGAAGAAATAATATGCCATCTCCAGAAATGAACCCAAATGAAATGGATCGTCACGGCATATATGTCAGTATGATGCTTCCATCCGAGGCAATTATGAATCTAATAACTGCTGGTCTTCTAGATCCAAAGGATATCCTTCGTATGATCAAGGAAGTAAAGAGAAAGAATCGGTTTACTGGAGATGAGAAGGATCGTAAGGATTACGGATCCAAGTTCAGTGACTGGAATCCCGATCCAAGCTCAGATGAATATAAGTAAGATCTCAAACGGATCTTTTCTTCTGATTCCCACACAAAGATTATACACATACTTCGCATTTCCTGTCAAGAGTACACCATGCTTTTTTTAAAAAAAATGTATAAACGCTTGCAAGATTTTTTGGATATGCTATACTTGGGTATATGAAAAACAACCCAGACGAAGAAGAACAGATAATCAAACAAGAAATCAAAAGCGCAAAGCATTACATAGATAATGAACGGTTTTGCAAATCGATGATTGAATGGAAGAAAACAGTGAAGGAATATGAGGAAACAGGAGAGGAAAAACGACCTCCCCTAACCGATTATATTGCTGAATGTTTTCTAAAGATTGCAGAACATCTGTCACATCGTCCTAATTTTATAAACTACCCCTTTAGGGAAGATATGGTTGGCGATGGAATAGAAAATTGCATATTATATGCTCATAACTTTGATCCAGATAAATCATCCAATCCGTTTTCATATTTTACACAAATAATTTACTATGCTTTTCTTAGAAGAATAGAAAAAGAAAAGAAACAAGCATATGTTAAATATAAATGCTTGCAAATGAATGATTTTGATGGTAAAATTGTAGACTGGTTGAAAAGTCAACCAGATGTAACTTCATATTCTGAGTTTCTTTCTAAACATTTTTCATTAACTGAAGCAGATATTGAAAAAATGGAACCAGAAAAGAAAAAGAAAAAACGAAGGAAGAAAAAGTGAAAATTGCTTTTATCAATGATACGCATTTTGGTGTAAGAAATGATTCTCCTTTTTTCTTACAACACATTTTAAATTATCTAGAAAATACATTCATACCATATCTTGTAGATAATAAAATAGATACGGTTATCCATCTTGGTGATTTCTTTGATCGTAGAAAATATGTAAATTTCAATACTCTTTCATCTGTTCGTAAGCAATTCATAGAACCTTTACAACAGCATAATATTACGATGTATGTAACACTGGGAAACCATGACACATACTATAGAAACACAAATGAAGTGAATTCAGTCAAGGAATTGCTTTCCAGATATAGCAATTTTGTATTGCTTGAAGAACCAACTGAAGTAAAATTTGATCATCTGTGCATATCAGTGATTCCCTGGATTACTCCAGATAATCTGGATAGCACATTGAGATTCATCAAATCTTCTTCGTGTAGGGTTCTTTGTGGTCATTTGGAGATTGCTGGATTTCAGGTCATGAGTGGTGTAAAACACACTCACGGTCTTACTGCAAAAGAATTTGATAAATTTGAGATGGTTCTATCTGGTCACTTCCATATCAAGCAAAGTGAAGGTAATATATTTTATCTTGGAAGTCAATATCAAATGAATTTTGGTGATGTCAATTCCAAGAAGGGATTCCATGTCCTTGACACATCAACCATGGAATTGGAATTCATTGAAAATGAAAATGATATATTTCACACATTCACATATGACGATTCAAATGATCAAGGCATTAAGAATATTGCAAACTTTGTCTCTAAATCAGACCTCAAGGGTGGATTTGTTAGAATATTCGTTAGAATGAAGAACAAGCAAAATGTATTTGATAAATTCCTAGATGCACTATGGGGAAAGCAAGTACAGGATATATCTATTGTTGAGGATGTATCATCTGTTACATCCAATACTGGTGTTGACTTTGACGAAGGTGAAGATACAATGAGTATCATAAATCGTGAAATTGATGCAATTCAACGAGATATTGATAAACTCAAACTCAAGAATATTATCAAAGATCTATATATGGAAAGTTTAAAAATATGAACAATAATGAACCTGTTGAAATTGAAAATGATGAATCAATTAAATTTACAATGGATAGATTTTCAGAAGATAATCAAAAGTTAAAAATTGATGAACGAGGACTTCCTGTAAGAACTTCTCATTCAAATTATGTTGGAATTCGCTTGACCAACGATGATGGAAAGACAGTATATTCGCATAGCACATTCTATACACCACCAAAGTGTTATGTAAGCAAATCAAATATTCATGAACATGGAGTGTTTGCTGCAAAGGATTTTGCACCTGGCGAATGCATTGAGGAAATGAAAACCATAATTCTTGACACGACTACAGAATCGTGCAAGGATTGGGTTTTATATCGTTATGCGTGGGTATGGGATTGTGATTGCAGCATATGCGCCGCAAATGGAAAGACCATGTACATGCCAACTGGAAATGGATTGATCTACAATCATTCGGATAATCCAAATGCATATGTTCAACTTGAAAAACCATTCAAACGAGTAAAGATGATTGCTTTGCGTCCGATTAAAAAGGATGAAGAAATCACTTGGTACTATGGAAAGGAAATGGCAAAGAGATTCAAGGATATTCCAAAACTACAACCACGATCTGATATTCCAGAAGGTATGCCAGCAACTATTCTACAAACAACAACAAGCACTCCATGCACTACATGCGGAAACAAGGCAATTGATGAATTGCAATTTCGCTCAATGATCGTGCCAGAAAGTGTCATTGAATGATCAAATTTGAAAAAGTAAGATTCAAGAATTTTGGTTCATTCGGAAATACCTTTAATGAAATTATTCTTGATGCTAACAATACAACTCTTATTTGTGGTAATAACGGAAGTGGAAAATCCTTTGCGTTTCTTGATTCCATAACATTTGCATTGTTTGGTAAGCCATTTAGGAAAATCAATATACCCCAATTGGCAAATTCAATCAATTCAAAGAATTGTATTGTTGAAGTTGAATTCAGCAAAGGTGCTGATAAATTTACAATCAAGCGTGGAATCAATCCTCGTTTATTTGAAATTTATAAAAACAATGAATTGATCAATCAAGATGCAAAGAGTCTTGATTATCAGGAACTATTAGAGACACAAATTCTAAAGATGAATTACAAGACATTCACCCAGGTTGTGATTCTTGGTAGTTCATCTTTTGTTCCATTCATGCAATTGAGTGCAGCGGACAGAAGAAGTGTTATTGAAAATATTCTTGACATTGATATCTTTAGCACAATGAATGTCGTCTTGAAGGGTAAGATTCTTTCGCTCAAGGAAGGAATCAAGGAACTCAACACCAAGATTGAAATTGAAAAGAACAAGATCAATGTTCAGAAGAGTTATATTGCCACTCTTGAAAAGAAGAACAATGAAGATGATGATGGAAAGAATCAACGAATTTCTGAATTGGAAAAAAAGATTCATACAATTCGTTATGATATGATTTCCCAGAATCTATCAGTCGAAGGGTTGCAAGCAGATATGAATTTTGTAAAGAAAACCTTAAAGGAAAAGAATACCAAGATTCAAGATGCCCGTGCGCATATCACTACGCTGAAAAATTCAAAAGAACAGAAGCAGAAGGAAATAAACTTCTTCAAGGAAAATTGTACATGCCCCACATGCACTCAACCTATTGAGGATAAACTCAAGAAGGAAAAAGTGCTGATGAACAATTACGATATTTCAAATCTAGAAGATGATATGGAAAGAGCAAACAAACATATCACAGATATTCAAGAAGATGTGAATCGGTTTGACAATAGCATTCAAGAGATAACAAATAGTATGCAAGAAGTATATTCTTTAAACAAAGAAATAGAAGCATACCAAAAGGAAATTGAACGCATTCGCAATACGATGCAAAATTCAGTTATCAAGGATAATATCATAGAGGAAAAGGAAAAGTTGAAACTTCTTGAGGGTGCTTTTTCCACCTTGGAATTGCAAAAGGAAAAACAATCAGAAGATCTAATGTACCATGACCTTACAAATGAATTGTTGCGTGATGGTGGTGTAAAGACAAAAATCATAAAGTATTATTTGCCATTCATGAATAAATTTATCAATAAGTTCTTGGCATCAATGGATTTTTATGTTCAATTTCACATGGATGAAGAATTCAATGAACAAATCAAATCCAGACACCGCGATGAATTTTCCTACATGAATTTCAGCGAAGGTGAGAAAATGCGTATAGATCTGGCACTGCTTCTAGCATGGAGGGAGATTGCAAGAATGAAAAATAGTGTAAATTGCAATCTTCTGATATTGGATGAGGTTTTTGATTCTTCGCTGGACGGTGTAGGTATGGATGAATTGATGAAATTATTGAGAATTGTTTCTGACAAGGCAAATGTATATGTGATTAGTCATAAGGCAGATCAATTAGTTGATAAATTTTCTAATATAATTTCATTTGAAAAGAAGAATAATTTTAGTAGAATGATAAATACCTGATATGAACAGTGCAGATAATCTAAATTTTAGAGGTAAGTTTAGACAATACGATGCGGATGGTAAACCATACCTATACCGTATCGGGGATGTGGTAGAACATAAAGGAGCAAAATATGTTGCTCTTAAGACCACATCAACCATTGTTCCAGGAGCAAATACAGCAACAGATACTTGGCAAGCGATGGGTGCTGGTGGTGGTAATTTTTATATTCAAACCACTCCACCAAATTCCGTCACGGAAGGAGATCGTTGGTACAGATCGGATGTATCTGTATTATACACTCTAATTAAACAAGAAAACAATTTGATTTGGGTTGAATTGTAAAATGATTGTGGTATAATACTATAGGAGAAAACATGAACAAGGATTATGACAGAGATCGTGACAAAAAGAAGAAGCGTAAGGAATTTAAATTAAAGTCTGTTGAGAAGAAAGAAAATATTTCAGAACGAAATAAAAGCAAACAAACCCTTAGAGAATATATCAATAAGGGTTATGACGATAAAGAATACTACGGCGACGAATATTTTGAATGAAAGATAAACTATGAAACCTGTGACTTTTTCTAAAAACACATTATCAATTCTTAAGAACTTTTCAAGTCTGAATTCAAATCTCCTGGTTAAGCCAGGAAATGTCATCAAGACAATCACTCCATCAAAGAATGGAATGGCAATTGCCAAGGTTGATGAAAAATTTGATGTTGAATTTGGAATCTGGGATTTGAATAAATTCCTTGGGGTTGTCAGTCTATTCAACAATCCAACTTTTGATTTTGGTCAAAAGAGCATGAAGATCAAGAATGGTGGTAATTCCATTGTGAATTATTATTATTCAGAACCTAGACTCCTTTCGGTTCCAACCAAGGATGTCATCATGCCAGAAGTTAATGTTAGCATTATAATGACTGAGAAGCAGTTTTCTGAACTTCAGAAAGCAGCATCCGTCATGCAACTTCCAGATTTGTCGTTTACCACCGACTCTGGACAGATTGTAGCGATGGTGTCGGATCTTGGGGATCCAACCACGAACACTTATAAGGTGGTTGTCGAGGAGAAATATGATGGACCAGAATTCCTATTCAATTTCAAAATGGAGAATATCAAGATTCTTCCAGGGGATTACAAGATTAATTTTGCGAAAAATGTTGTTGGTGAATTCGTACATAAAACTATTTCACTGACCTATTGGTTTGCCATGGAAGCGAACACTTCGAAGTATGGATCTAAATGATGAAACCAGAAAACTTCCTGTGGGTTGAAAAGTATCGTCCGCAGACCATTGAAGAGTGTGTTCTCCCCATGTCGCTGAAGTCAACCTTCAGCGACATGGTTGCTAAGGGAGAACCACAGAATTTACTCTTTTCTGGTACTGCTGGTGTTGGCAAGACAACGGTTGCGAAGGCACTCTGCAATGAGATGGGGTGTGACTGGATTATAATCAATTGCTCAGAAGAGGGTAATATTGACACACTGCGAACAAAGATTCGTCAGTTTGCCAGTACCGTATCTCTGAGTGGTGATTCCAAGAAGGTGGTGATTCTAGATGAGTTTGACTATTCAAATGCTAATAGCATCCAACCTGCTCTTCGTGGTGCTATTGAAGAGTTTGCAAACAATTGTCGGTTTATCCTTACTTGTAACTACAAATCAAGAATTATTGAACCTATTCATTCTCGTTGCACTTGTATTGACTTCGTACTTCCTGCCTCCGAGAAACCAACCATTGCCGCAAAGATGATGGAACGGTGTTCTTATATTCTCAATCAAGAGGGTATCAAGGCAGACAAGAAGGTTCTTGGTCAATTGATCATGAAGCACTTCCCAGATATGCGTAGGATTCTGAATGAACTCCAACGGTATGGGGTGTCTGGCACGATTGATGTGGGTATTCTTTCTTCTGTGGCAGAGGTGGAGATTAAAACCCTAATGACAGCACTTCGCAATAAAGACTTTGCAACGGTTCGTCGCTGGGCAGCACTCAATGCTGAGACATCTCCCCAAGAGATTTATAGAAAGGTCTACGATGCCCTTGGCGACCATCTGGAGAATCAGAGCATTCCAGAGGCAATTCTGATCATTGGAGAAGCGCAATACCGCTCTGCGTTCGTTGCTGACCAAGAGATTAATCTTGTGGCATGTCTTGTCCAATTGATGATGTCGTGTGCCTTCAAATAATATGCTTTCTGATATCCTAAACTCAATCAATCAGACCAAGGAAAACCTCCTATCCAAAGACCCCCGTCTGGAAAAGGATTATGTTCCCTTTGTCATCAATAAGTGTTTTTCTTACTTTCCTGATACCATCTTTTATTCCAACCGCATGAATCAGATGGCATTTATGGATAAGAAAATGCAATATGATTATTATATACATTCCATAACCAAGAGGAAACGATTCTCTAAATGGATCAAATCAGAGCAAAATGCAGATATAGAAATCATAAAAGAAGTCTATGGTTATTCTGATGCTCGAGCTCGTGAGGTAGTTGACTTGATTCCGATGGATAAATTGCGGGATTTTGTCCAAAAAGGTGGTCAAAAACGGTAAACTTATAAATATTTTCTGTCAAACTGGAGTATATTATGACTGAAGATATTTTTGAGGGATTGGGTGTAGAGATAAAATTGAGTTCGGAACAAGATTTCCTTAAAGTAAAGGAAACCCTTACTCGTTTAGGTGTCTCGTCCAAAAAAGAAAAGAAACTGTACCAGAGTTGCCATATATTGCATAAACGAGGTCGTTATGCAATTATGCATTTTAAGGAAATGTTCATCCTGGACGGTCTTGAGAGCGATATAACAGTTGACGATATTGCAAGAAGAAACACAATTGTTAAATTACTAGTAGAATGGGGATTGGTAAAAGCGGTTGATCCCGTGAAGTATGCCGATCCCCAACTTTCTTTGGCAAGATTGAAGATTATTGCTCATAAAGACAAAGACAACTGGGAACTGATACCTAAATACCATATAGGTAAGTAACATGAAAGGTTTATATTATGGAAAAAGTGCAAGCAATCGGTGCTCCGTTTGTTATAGAGCATTCATCATGTTCTGATTTAAAGACAAGAAAATTTCAATGGACATTGGAAGATTGCCCCATCAAGGTATTCATTGATGGTGCTATTATGTCTGGTCTTGAGTATCAAAAGAAAGAAGGCGAGACAAAGGTTGCATGGGTTTGTGAATCCAGGACAATCTTTCATGCCATGAGTGTTCCTCGCGATACTTGGGTAAACAATCTTGAAAAAATTTGTGAGCATTATGATGTTGTATACACATCTGAACGAGAGTTGCTTTCTGTGCATCCTAAGATGCAATTTGCTTATGCTGGTAGCAATCTTCCTTGGATCAAACCACAATCTGAGGATATGTCCATTGAGAAAACCAAGTTCTGTTCCATAATTTCTTCTCCTAAAAATTATGCATATGGTCATAAGATGCGACATGCTATTGCCACTACATTCAAGGATCACATTGATGTCTTTGGTGGTGTAAACGATTCTCCAAGAGTTTCTGGTATTGATAAGTGGGACAAGACTCCAGGACTCAAGGATTACATGTTCTCTTTTGTAGTGGAGAACGATAGATATCCAACATATTATACCGAAAAACTAACCGATTGTTTCATGGTTGGAACCATTCCAATCTATTGGGGAGCTCCCGACATTGGTGATATCTTTGACATCAATGGATTTGTCATGCTTACTCCTGATTTTGATTTGAGAACATTGACAAAGGAATTGTTTGAATCTAAGATTGAATCTGCACTTAAGAATTATCAAATCTGCATTGACTTGGAAATGGCAGATGATTATCTCTATTCTAAAATAAAGCAACTATAATATGAAAACTGAAATCGTATCCTTTTATTGCGATATAGGCAATAAGACATATTACAGCGATCATGCTCGTCGTTTGCGTATAAATTGCAATGAGCATAATATTCCACATGATATACGGGAATTGCCATCTCGCGGTGAATATAGGTTGAATTGTCTGGCAAAACCAAAGTTCATTCTTGATGTTCTAATGGAAAAGAAGAAACCATTTGTTTGGTTGGATGTGGATTCATTGGTTCATGGCGAATTGGATGTGTTTGATGGATTACATGATAAATGTGATATTGCATTTGCATATCAGGGTATGCCACCCCATATAATTCCAACCACTCCAAAAGCATCTCCAATATATCTGACATACAGTGAAATAGTGATTGAATTTCTTAATTTTTGGATTCATGAATGCGAAGAAAATATAAAAACCACTACCGAGAAAAAGGTATTTGATCATGAAATATTGATGTGGAAAGTTCTTCCAATTTATATTCCAAAAATGAAAGTTGGTGCTCTTGGAATAAATTATGCCATATGGCCTGGAACACATATTCCAGAAGGAATGAGGCCAATGATCACTATGGGAATCGCAGACAATGAATCCAAGGAACAATCCCTCCGCGATATGGGATTGCCACAGGAAATCATAGATTTTAATCTAGTGAGGAATCGATGAAATTTTTAACACAATTGAACAGTGGTTGTGTAGACATATGCAAGAACATGCTCAAGTCAGCAGAAAATGTTGGAATCGATATGAACGATTTTATCATTGCTTGTTTGGATGCAAATGCATATGAGCAAATGAAGCAATATCCAAATACATTTCTCTATAAAGATCAGCAATATACGGGATATCAGGATTGGTCATTCGATAAAGGCAGCAACTTCAGACAGATCGTGAAATTGAAATGGAAATTAATTTCCGACACACATAACAAACACAAAAGACTTTGCTGGGTTGATACTGATATAGTGTTCAAGCAGAATCCAAAGGATTTCTTTGATGCAAATTCAAAATTTGTGTTGTTTCAAACTGATGTTCCTGGTAGTCTGATTTGTTCTGGTCTTATGGTCTTCAACGATACAACGGAATGCTGCAACATGATTGAGGAATGTGGTCTGAACGAGACAGAGGATGATCAGATTCTAATCAATCAAATCGCCCTGACAAAGTATTCAACCGCTGTGGCATTACTGCCAATGGAATATTTTCCAAATGGACACTTGTATTATACTATAGGAATGAAAGATAAAGCACTTATGGTTCACAACAACCATATGGTTGGAATTGAAACCAAGATCAATAAATTCAAACAAGAAGGAATGTGGTACTTATGATTTATAGTAAAGAGCAATTCAGACCAGCACCCGAATATCCAGTTTATCCACCATATCATCAAGGCGACTATCTTGAGGATTACTTCTATAATAAATTTGCCAAGGAACTGCCAGAAGTAAGTAGAGACTATATTGGAATCAGTTGGACTACTTTGTATTGTGATAACAAACGCATGGGATTGCAATCATATCTAAACACAATTCCAAAGACTGGAAAATATTTTACGGTCAGTCAGCATGATGATGCACCTGTAGAGGATCTTCCTCCAGATACACTTTGCTTTTCTGCGGGTGGAAATGTGAAGGGGAGGAATATCATTCCTATTCCCTTGGTGTGTTCCAAGTTGCCAATTCAGTTGCCAGAGAACATGCCTAGAAAATTACTAGCGTCTTTTGTTGGTTCCAATACACATCCCATTCGTGTGAAGATGTTTGAAGCGTGTAAGTCATCTGAGAATATTGCAATATACATGAAGGGTTGGACACCAGAAGTTGGTAGACCAGAATTTGAAACATTTGTGAATGTTACAGCAAACAGCAAGTTTGCGTTATGTCCACGCGGTTATGGACTGAATAGTTTCAGATTGTATGAAGCAATGCAATTGCAGACCATTCCAGTCATCATCACTAATGAGTATTATCTGCCATGGGAAGATGAGTTGAATTGGGAAGAGTTCTCAGTATTGATTGAGGAAGATCAGATTCCATA